GTACCAAAGAGCCATAACTCACCTCACGCGATGTTGACCAAGAAATTGAAAAAGTCGCCGATTCCTCCAGTGCCGCTGCCGCCACCGCCAGAGTTTCCGGTGCTGGTGTCTGCCCCATAGGACATGAGGCTGACTGAGAAGTCGATGCAACGCGGGATCCCTGGCCCGGTGTAAGACTTCTGAGTGTCGCTAATCGACTTGATCACCCACTGGCCAAGGTTTGTCCCCTGGCCGTCCACAAGGGTCAGCGCCTCGCCTTTGTCTGCCTCAGCGCGCATCTCGTCGATCTGGCCAAGACCGCCGCGGAAGTGCGGGTAAATCTTGCCGCTGAGGCTGATTGTTTCAGCCCCTTCGCCGACGAACTGCGAGGCCGGTTCGCGCGTGAGCCGTTGCTGCTGAACCCATCGATAAGTTTTCGACCGCTTGAGGTTGTCGTGGGCTGCGGTCTCCATTGAGAACTGATAAGCCCCGAGTGTGAGAAGTGTTTCTGCCATTAGTCATTCAGAAGGGCACGGACGCCCGCCTCTGCCTCCATGAGTGCATCATCCATCGCCCGGCTGACTGCTGCCGCAATGTCGTCAGCGGTGGCGTTGCTTTCGGTCACCGTGATGTTGATTGTCGGCGCCATGCTCAGGGCGCTGCTGGTTTGGCTGTTGCTGAGGATCTGCCCGCTTTGGGAAGGGCTGAACAACTCAGGCCCGCGCTCGCCGACCAAGTAGGACCCACCCCGCCTGACAGGGCCACCCATGGCGCGCTCACCGTCGATAGCCGCAGGCTGCTGCTGCTGGCCGTCGTCTCCACCGCCAAACCAGTTGCGCGGATCTAAGCGGCCCGCGATGTTGCCGACGGCTTCCTTAAAGCCATTCACTAGCCAATCCTTAAACCTGGGCCAGATGTTTTTGAACCCTTCCCACATCGAGGTCAGAGCATCCGCCCCGGCCTGGAACAGATCGATCCCAGTGAAATGGGCGATGATCCTTGAGACCACCTGGGCCACTTTGAGCGGCAGGGTGAACCATTGCAGCGCGAGGTTCGCCACCGCTTTGATGGTGTCTTTGGCAATAGCTCCAAAGCCACGGCCAAAAAACTTGCGGATCATGCCGACCACTTTCATCACTGCTCTTGGCAGCAGCATGAAAAAGTCAACGATCTTGCCGACCACTGTTTTGACAATGTCGCCCAGGGCGTTGACGAAATTTCGGAACGGCTCAACTTTGTTGTAGAGCAGTTGGAAAATCGCGATCACGCCGACGACAGCGGCGATAGCCAAACCAACCGGCCCCGTGATGGCGGCCCACATACCTGAAGCCGAAAGCCCCAAAGCGATGAAAGCGCCCTTAACTGCGGCAACGATTGGCAAGACGGCGACAAAGCCCACGAAAGCGGCCACGGCTACGCCTGCGACTGCGCCAAGGATTGGCATATCAGTCAGCAGCGAGCCGATAGGTGTGAGGATGCCGGCCAGGGTCTCTGCAACGGTCGCGAGTGGACCCAGCAGCGGGCCACCAAACGCAATCGCGAGGCCCTCAGCAGCAGACGCGAGGCGCTTCATCGAGCCCTCAAAACCGCTGTTTTGAATCTTGGCCATCTCAGCAGCAGCGCCCTGAGAGTTCGTGACCTTTTCGACCATTGCGGCCAGCTCGCCGTTGGCCGATGCTTCCTGCAACAGCGCGCCAGTCGACACGGCTGTTTTGCCAAAGAGCTTTTTCTGCAGCTCTAGCCGCTCAGCCGAGCCCATGTTGGCGGCTGTCATGCGGGCCTCAATGTCGCCCAGGATGTCCGCCATGGGGCGCATGTTGCCTGCGGCGTCCTTGTTCGTGACGCCCAGCTGGGCCATCGCTTTATTGGCCTCTGTGTTGGCACCTGACAAGTTCAGCAGCACAGACCGGAGGCCAGTACCTGCGACGCTTGCCTGAATCCCGGAGTTACCCAGCAGCGCCATAGCGCCGCCCATGTCCTGAATGCTGGCGCCCGCCTGCGCGGCGGTGGGGGCGACGTATTTGAACGCCTCGCCCATCATCTGAATGTTGGTGTTACCGCTGCTGGCCGCCTTTGCCAAAACATCGGTCACCATCGCAGTGTCTTCGATCTTGAGGCCCATGCCGCCCAAGATGTTTGACGCAATGTCTGCGGCTTCGCCAAGCTCGATGCTGCCGGCCGCAGCCAGGTTCATCATCTGAGGCGTGGCGCTCAGAATCTGATTTGTGTTGTAACCGGCCATCGCCAGGAAACCCATGGCGTCAGATGCCTGACGCGCTGAGAACTGCGTGGTTCGGCCTAGCTCTTTGGCCTTCGCCGTGAGTTGTCTGAATTGCTCCTCGTTTGCGCCAGAAATTGCTTTGACTTTCAGCATTCCGCTTTGAAAGTCGGCCGCTGTTCTGACTGCGCCCGTCAGTGCTGCACCTAAACCTGCAGCAGCAACAGCAGACGCCTGAAAGGCGTCGTTTCTTATGACGTTCTTGAACCCTTGCGCCGCTCCTGTCGCGGCGTCGTTAATACTGCGCTTGACGTTCTGATTAAAAGTCGAAAGCTGTTTCTGAGCTTTGCTGATCGACTTTTTGAAACTGGCGCCAACTTCGCCGCCAAGCTTCAGGGTTAAGATCGCTGGGCCTGTTTTTGGTGCCATGGCTTACCCCCGTTTTGACTTGGCTTTTCTGTTGATCTCCTCCTCAATCTTTTGAGCAGTTTTGACCCAGGCGGAGAGGTCGTTCACCTCCAGGTCCAAGATCTCGTTTAACCCCCAGCCAGTGAGTTTTGAGAGTATTACTACCCCCCGCCTCAGGTCGCTGACTGGGGGGTTTGGAAATCCTGCAAGACTTCCGAAAGCTTGGTGAAGTCCACGGTGTCCAGACTTTCGATCGTGGCAGGTGAGACCTCGCACAAGTTGGCGAAAAATCTCACCGCCTTTTCGGTGTCTGTTCCTTTGGCTTTGTCGATGATCATCTGATCGCGAACGGTCGGCCGACGCATGGTGAGTGAGTCGACCGACACCCCATCAATCTCAACCGCGTAGCTGAGTTCAATGGTTTCAGTAGGGCGCGTTTTAGATGCCATCAGGGCGCTCCATTATTCCCGCCAGTGTTGGCGGTGGAGTTAGAGCCGACGCCCATTGCGGTGCGCAGGCTTTCCAGCTGATCGGTGCCGTTAATGATCCGCTTCATGTTCTCCACATCGATTTCGTGCAGAGTCTCGCTGGCCAGCTCCAGCTTGTAATAACGGCATTGCATCTCAAAAGATGCCTCGGTCATGCTGCCGGCTTCCATTGCCCCAGGGTCAAAGCTGGTGACTGATCCGGTCAGGTTGACCACCATTGCAACAGCATCTGTGTCGCCGTTGCGCTGCAGGGCGCCGCGGACGGTCAGCTGAGTAGCGTTTTGGTCATAGAGACCAAAGAGCTTCAGGATCTCGGGGTCATATTCCGCCAGGGTGAAACTAGCGGTCAATGCTTCCATTCCCATGTCGATGGCAACGGGGGCATCGAGCCCGCCGGCCCGATACTCCTCAGTTGCAATCGACAGGGTGGGGAGGGTCATCTCTGTGACTTTGCCGGCGTAGCCGGTGCCGTCCACAAAGAGACTGAAATTACGCAGAGTGCGTGGTAGTTGTGCCATTGGTTAAACCTCCTCAGTCGTCATTAGTGGCGCCAGAGCCCGACTGACCAGCCGTGGACTGGTTGCCTGGGTTGTTCTCGTTTCCATCATCCAAGGCTGACTCATCGTCCGCATTGGAATCTGTCAGAACGTTGACTAGGAAGCCGTTGGTCAGAATCGACCTGAAGCGGACACGCTCGGCGGGATACGTCGGCGTGATCTCAAAGTCGATCGTGACTTGTCCATTTGACACGTCGGTGACGTTGTTGGCATCGGGGTCGATGTAGACCCGGCTGCCAAGGATTGCGCCGCGTGTTTCCAAGCTCCGCAGATAAGACGCGACCGACTCGGAAACGTCTTGGAGATAGGTGCGGGTGATGCAACGGTCGACCGCCCACAGGTGCGCCCGCATCACGCTCTCATTCACCATGTCGATGATCCGACGGGTGCTGATGAACTGATACTGGGAGTCTGTGGTGGTGCTGTGGTTACCCCAGAGACGGAAGCCGTTCTCGCGAACGATCGTGGCCACGTCGTTTTCATTCAGGATGTTCGCCTCCGAGTTCTCATCGCCAAGGAAAAATCCAACGGCGCGAGATGTGCCGACGATGCCCTGAATGATCCGGTTGCTGGGTGAATACCAGAAACCGCGCTCAGCGTCGGACTTGGCGATAACACCAGCGACAAAAGCAGAAGCGGGCAGCGTGGTTGTGCTGTTGGTCTTGACCCAGGGGTCGACCACATAGAGACGATCAGAAACGTGCAGATCAGCAAAGGCCTGCGCGTCAGCCTGTGTGGTGTTGGGGCCGTCTGCCACGACGATTGCGCGGAGACGATCGCCAACGCCGCTGGACCCGCTAGCGATGGACACCAGCTGGGCCAGGACAGTGTTGGCCACCTCAGACCCGGAGGTCAGTGTGGCTTGGTGTGTG